AAAGACGGGGGCCTGTTATGCTTTTGTTATTTTTCCGCTTGACATGTCATGTGCTATATGTTAGATTGTCTTGACGTCGAGGGAATAGGCCCCCGGCGAAAATGGAGCAAGTATAATGAGTAAGTGTCAGGTTGTTGGATGTGAGCGCCCGGCGGTTAGTAAGGGCTTGTGCAACAAACACCGCCAAGCCTACCATCAGGCAAAGCACAACCCCGAAAATTACAAGTGGCCCCGCGATGGCGAAACGCTAGAGGCGGGGGCTATTTGTGGCCCGATAAATAACACGCCCCCCAAAGCCGAAACCAAGGCCCCGGCCCCCGGCCCCGCCCCCGCCCCGGCTAACACGGGGGGAATAACAATAACCCCTGAACAGAGAGACGTACTGGGCGATATTTTCGGGGGCGGTAAAGACGAGCGCGTCGATGAGATTTTAGAGCGCCTTGGTCGGTTGGAGACATCCATTGCTGCTAGCTACACGGTCAAGGTTGAGCAGGGGGAGAAAGTCAAGGAAATAACAGGGCTAAACCATCGCATGTTTCCATGGGTGCTTTGGTTAATTGCTAACGAACATCATGTATATATTGCGGGGCCAAGTGGATCGGGTAAAACAACCTTGGCCAAGCGCATCGCAGAGGCCCTTGATAGGCCTTTCTATTATACGGGGGCCATACTCCAAAAATACGAATTGTTAGGATACAACGACGCCAATGGTAACTACGTTGCAACGTCGTTTTACAACGCCTACAAAAACGGCGGCTTGTATTTGTGGGACGAAATTGACGCCAGTAACCCCGGGGCCTTGGTCGCATTTAACGCTGCCTTGGAAAACGGGACGCTAGCGGCACCGAATGGCGAAATGGTCCCCATGCACGAAGATTTTCGCTGCATCGCTGCTGCTAACACTATCGGCAAGGGCGCGACTTTACGACATGCGGGACGTCAGCCGATTGACGGCGCGGTCACGGAGCGATACGCCTTCGTGCAAATGGATTATGACTGGAGTCTAACAGCGGCTATTTTAGGCGTCGAGTATGAAGGGGACGAAAAGCCGCTTGTTATTGACGCCAAGCGCCCCGCTAGTCAAGCGGATATTGACGGGTACTACCGGGACGTTATTAACTATGGCAAAGCCGCCGACGAATTGGGGATAAATCATATCATTAGCCCCCGCGCAGCGTTTAAGGGCGTAACATTGTTACGCCAGAAAATCCGTCGCGCCTTGGTAGAGGAGGCTTTCGTCTGGAAAGGCCTTGACCCCGCCACTATTACCAAGATTAAGGCTAAAGCAAAAGTGCTTACCAAGGAACTAATGGCCGGGGAGGATAACTAGCATGAATTGGACTACGGAAACAATCCCGGCCCCGGATAGTGGGCAACATGGGGAGATTGCCGGGGCGCGCTGTGGGCGCGCTAACAGCGTAGAAGATATGCTACAGTATATTGAAACCACCCCGCGCATCGACGGTGCCGGGGGAGCTAGCGAAAAGCCGTATAATGCGGGGGGCAAGACCCCCGGTTGGGACATAGTCGAAGCTAGGGATACAAAGGCCGGGGAGATGGTCGCTTTTTACTCAGGGCTAGCGCGTACCGGATATGCTAAAGCCCGGGAAGATTTGCGCGACGTCATGGTAGAAGTGCAAGCGGGGGCTAACGACGCCCCCCGCCCCGATTTCTACTACGATGTCGCGGGGAGCATTCCCAGCGTCCCGGCCTACATTAGCGGCGACCCCGCGAACATGATGGAATTAGGAGAGACTCCGATTAAGCCCACTTGTAGAATAAGCGTTGAGGTAAGCGTAGGTTGGACATGTAGCGCCAAGGCGATCTACATGCGCGGAGTAGCTATACTTGGCTTGATTAACTCATTAGAGCGCCAAGGCATTAACACGGAATTAAGTATCGCTTACACTTGCAATATGGTAGGTGATATGATGGATGAGCCATCAGTAGCGATTACGTGCCCTATCCGGGAATTGGGCCAAGCTTTTGATCTTGACCAAATTGCTTTTTTCCTTGCTACCCCCGGCCCCTTGCGCCGTATCGGATTTGCTCTAATGGAGCGCGATGCAAAGACCGCACCACTAACCCGGAGCGGATATGGGGAGGGTATGAGCGCCGGGCTAGCTCTACCCGATTTTGACATAATATTCCCGCGCATGATGCCCCAAGATTTTATACGATGGGAAGACGCCCAATACGCGCATGATGAAATTGCAAAGGTGGCGGGGGAATAGGCCCCCGGCCCCACTAACAAGGGAGAATAGGAAAATGGACACCCCTGTTGAAGAAATGAGAGAGTGGATTTGTGATCAGAATGCAAAAGAGCGAAACAAGCGTGCCGATTGGGTAAAGGTCGTATTCGATAACCTTTGGCATGATATGCGCGGGGGAAAGTTAGATTTCCCGGCGTGGTGTTTAATGGAGGTAGAGCCGGGGGATGATACTGGATGCGCGGAGGATATAGACCGGGCCATATTGGATATACAAGCGCGGCTTTGCGAATTGCGCCGGAAAATGGCGTCTGAATTAGCGGAATTACAGGCCGAGAATTGGGACGCAATAATAACGGGAGACTAAAACAATGCAAGCATATAAGCGCGGACATAAGACAAGCCCGGTAAACAAAGACCCCCAAAGGCGCGGTTTAAGTAGTGCGAATTTCGACTATAAGCGCCAAGCCCCCGTCCACCCCCGCAAGGCCTATGCGCGGGCCTTGGCTAAGATAGAGCGGGCGGGGGGGATGGGCCAATGTTAGAGATACTGGCCGTCGTCTACGTGGTGGGCATTGTGGGCGTCGGAGGGACGATACTGGCGCTCGAATGTCTTGACGATTTAATGGGATGGATAGAGCGCCGCAAGCGCCCCCGATAGCCCCCGCACGCCCCGCACCATACAAGCCCCCGGCCCATAGTTCCAAGGGCCGGGGGCTTTTCTCTGACATGTAACAAGGCCTCGCAGCGGATAACAATTGCGACCAGGACGTAACAAGATCACCTCGAAGCTCACTACACTGACTCTCAAAACGTAACAATAACGACCCCCCGGAAACCAAGTCTACCAAGGCCCCGGAAACCGACCCCGATAGACCCTAAACGATACGCACCGTTCCACAACCTAAGCCCCGCACTAGTACTAGTCTAGTACTAGTACAAGGGGACGGGGGGCCAAGGGGGGCCTTGTTACTTAGTCTTAGGCCCCAAGGGGAAAGCCCAAGGCCCAAGGCCCAAGGCCCAAGGCGTAGACCGGGGGCCAGACCTTAGCGTAGGGCTACGCTAGCCCGGATACAATCTTAGCTTAGTCCAAGGGACACGGGACCAAGGAACTAAGGCCCAAGGCCTAACAGGGCCTGAGACGGCTTCTAAGGCCCTTGGGGGCCTAACAGGGGTCTTGGGTGCCCCTTGGCCCCGTTCGGCCTCTGACGGCCTTGTTAGGGGCCTCTGTGGTCCTTGCTGGGCCTTGGCGATGGCCTACCCCTGCTGTGGTGGAGGTGAAGCGCCGCCGGGGTGTGTCCATTGCAATCGAACCCGAATATACTCAGACCCACCTGCCTTGTCTCTGGACTCTGCTTGTTCCCTTGTTGCATTGGCGACCCGCCTTGGGGGGGCCTTTGTAACAAGGGTCTGCTCCTATAATTTTTAGTAACAGGGCCCTGTTTTGCCTTGCGTAGCTTGCCTGCTATTTGTATGATACTATCACGCCAAACGTGGTATGGGTTGGGTGTTCTTGTCGGCTACGCTGATTTTGCTATTTCTACGCTGATGGGGTGCCCAACCCCTTTTTTTGTTATTTCTACACTGTGGCTACGTTTGACAGGGCGTAGGTAGCCGTGTTATACTTGGAGTGTTGTTATCCTTCCGAGTTGTGGTGAAGCGTGGGGGCCTGCGGAGTCGAGGCGGCTTTGTAGGCCCCTGCTTTGTTAGAGATAGAGTGTATGGAATGTAAGTCGGTGCTGTTGGGTGTTGTGGGCTTGATTTGGTTGGCGGTGTATGTTTTTGCCTTGGTAGCGTTACTGGAACGGATGTTGAAAAAATGACCAGTTTTACGGAACAGTCGTTTGACCGGGATCGGTGGCCGAATTTTACGTTTGGCGAATTGCGTTGCTCTCATACTGGGGCCTGCGTTATGGACGAGGTGTTTTTGGATCGGTTACAGGATTTGCGGGATGCTGTCGGGCCAATTGTTGTTACGTCGGCGTATCGCTCTCTTGCTCATCCAGTTGAAGCAGGCAAAGACAACCCCGGCGCTCATACAATGGGGCGTGCGGTTGACATATTGTGTCGCGGCGAAACGGCGTTTGTGTTGCTGCGCGAGGCTTTGTTATTGAAATTTACGGGCATTGGAGTGAGTCAGGCGGGCGAGGGGGGACGTTTTTTGCATTTAGACGACCTAACAAAAACAGAATATCATGGACCGCGACCTGCGGTATGGAGCTATTGATGCAAATTAAGGATCGGCATAAAGAGGCAATCCACATGATGATTTTGGATCGCTACTCTCGTCAACGGCAAACGGCACAGATTGCAGAGCAGGTGGGGGTGTCCCGCACGGCAATACAGCAATGGAAAAATGATGAGGACTTCCAGCGGGAGTATCAGAAGCAGTTGCGTATCTACCAGCAGGACTTTTCGGAAATACGGCTGGCAGACCGCAAGGAGCGGGTCAAGGTCTTGTCGGAGATGTTTGAGCATATCCCCGTGCCAAGGGTAAGCCTGCGCTTGAAGGTCTTGGAACAGATACGGCAGGAAGTAGGCGACGACAAGATACAGGTCGAGCATACTGTGGAAATGAAGGGGCCTAACGTCCCGCCCCGCGCCGACTCGTATGAGGAGTGGCTCAAGCAAAACGAGCAGATGCAAGCAGTAGTGGAGCAGTTGCCGGAAGCCGACTACGACGTAAGTGACGCCTAATGCCTTGGCAACCGCAGCCCGGACCCCAAGAAAAAGCCATCCGCGCCTCCTTTGTTGACGAAATTTTTTTTGGTGGCGCTCGCGGTGGAGGAAAAACGGATTTTTTGTTAGGGGATTTTGCAGCGGATGTGCAACAATACGGGGAGCATTGGCGGGGAGTGTTGTTTCGCCGCACCTACCCCGAACTGGATGAGATCGTAGACCGCAGCCGCGCTATATATTTTGATATGTTCCCCGACGCGGAATACAAGGTTGGCTCTCATACGTGGCACTTTCCCGGTGGCGCGACCCTTAAACTACGCCACATAGAAACGGAACTGGACGCCGATCACTACCAAGGCCACCAGTACACTTGGGTGGGGTGGGACGAAATAGGTTCTTGGCCTAACCTAAAGGCTTACCATAGACTTAAGGCTTGTTTGCGGTCTGCACACAATGTTCCCGTCAAACGCATACGTGTTACAGGCAACCCCGGTGGCCCCGGCCACAACGAAGTAAAACGATATTTTGTTGACGCCGTTGATGAAGGACATCTGACAACAGGCGAAGACAAGATGACGCGAATGTATATTCGCAGTCTTGTTACAGACAACCGCATCTTGTTACAAAATGACCCCAATTACATCCATCGACTCAAGGCGGTAGGCGATGAACAGTTAGTGCAGGCGTGGTTGGCGGGCGATTGGGATGCTATGGTAGGTGCGTTTTTTAACAACTGGCATGCTAGTAAAGTGGTTGTGCCATCGTTTAACATACCCGACCACTGGCCCCTCTTTGGCGCTATGGATTACGGCGAATCTAGTCCAAGCTCTTTTGGTTTATACACCGTAGACCATGACGACAACGTATATCGCATAACGGAATACTATCAAGGCAATGCGTCGGCCTCGCAGCACGCCGAAGGCATAACAAAAATTATCGAAGGGTGTCCCTTTACGGCAGGCAGGCATCCGCAAGCTATCTATGCCGACCCCAGCATTTTTGTTAAACGACGCTTGTCGGAAGCTATGAATCGTTCTCCCGCCGATGTTTTTGCTGAACATGGCTTATGGTTGACAAAAGCTAACAATGATCGTATTAATGGTTGGCGAGTCTGCAATGACGCGCTTATAAATGAGCGGTTTTATTGTTTTGCGGGTTGGAATGATGCGCTTTGCCGCACCGTCCCTACGTTGCCACGCGCAGCGCGTAACCCTGAAGACCTTGATACTTTTGCCGAAGACCACGCCGCCGATGAGTGGCGCTACGCTATGATGCACTGTTACAAGCCATACCAAGTAGCGCCTGAGATGCCCTACGAAGGCACGGCGCAACAGGCTATAGACTCATTGTCAAAGGGGCCACGCAAAAAAGGTCGATATAATACCGTATGAGCATAACATACCGAGGCGAAACATTTTCTGGTTATAACAAACCTAAAAGGACTGCCAATCATCCTAAAAAAAGCCATGCGGTTTTAGCAAAGTTGGGAGACAAGGTAAAACTTATACGATTTGGGCAGCAGGGCGTTCGTGGAGCAGGAAAAAATCCAACGTCTGCCAAAGACAAAGCGCGAAGAAAATCATATTATGCACGACACTCAGCACAAGACCCCAATCCTTCAAAACTTAGTGCGCGATACTGGAGCCACAAAGTAAAATGGTAAAAAGGAGATTTTATGGCTAAAAAGCGCGGGCTGTACGCAAACATACACGCAAAACGCAAACGCATAGCAGGTGGGTCAGGTGAAAAAATGAGAAAGCCCGGCACTAAGGGCGCACCTACTGCAAAAGCATTCAAGCAATCGGCAAAAACCGCAAAAAAAAGGAAATAACAAATGGCACCTAACGTGGGTGGTAAAGAGTATTCTTATACGCCAAAAGGCATGGCGGCTGCAAAAAAAGAAGCAAAGCGTACGGGCAAGTCAGTTGCCAACAAAAAGGGCAATGGCAATGGTGGGTCCAAGGGTTTTAACGGAACGCCGACGCCGCTCTCCCGATAAATTAGTGCGCGATTCGTTAAAAAGGGCGAATCGCGCACTAGCTACTTTTTCTGAGCCGGGAGCGTATGTTAGGATTCACGCATTAGACCTAAAAAGTGTATGCGAATACGCAATAACAAATGAAAAAATCTGAAGTTGATTTTTGGCATAAAGCCATAGAAAACACAAAGTTATGGATGAGGTCGAGGCACAAAATATGGCGACGACTTCTTAAAACATATGAATTAGACTTTGATGTTGAGGGTTTGCCTTCTGACAAAACAGTGCGAGTGTCGCGATTTTATCCTTTGTCACGGCAAATTATTGCGTCTATTAGCTACAACTATCCGCATGTTTTTTTTCATGTAGAAGAGCCGGGCAAAGAGTTTGCCGCCGACATTTTGGAGCGTGTAGCTAACGCTGCCTTGGAGCAAATGGACACCAAGACCGAGGTGCAGCAGGTTATTTTTGACGCACTGTTTTGTGATGTGGGCTGGCTTAAATATGGATACAACCCGCCCGGCGACGACGACATCGTAGCGCCTTATACGATTAATGACTCTATGAACAATGACTTTCCTTATGTTCACAGAGTAAACCCGTTTAATATATTTATAGACCCCTTAACGCCGCCTCACAAACTTTCGCACGCTCGCTATATCATAGAAAAAATGATTGTGCCGTTAGAATACGTGCAAAATGACGAGCGGTTTAACAATCGTCGTCAAATACAGCCTATTAACGACGAAAGCAAAGCCGACACTATTTTGTATGACGTTGAAGGCGCAGAAACAAACGAAGAAGCGTCGGCGGTGACAGAGGCCAAAGAGCAGGGCAAGATGGCGGTGTTATACGAAATACATGATCGTATGCACCGCAAGCGCATTACTTTTGCAGAATCCGTGCGCGAGCCAATAGAAGAAATAGACCACCCAATGTTAGCCATGCGTCCCATAACTATGCCTGATCCATTTACGGGCGCTGAAATGATGACGGGTGAATTTGAGCCAGAGGGCGGTTACCTGACAGCAGGCGGGTTTCCTTACTATGCCTTGCAGTTTGATCAAACGTCTGACTCTTTTTACGGACAACCTCCAATGGCTTACGCCGAAGACACGCAAAAATTAATTGTAGAATCTGTGTCGAGGCGAGCAGACTTGCTTAAGCGTTTTTCCCGCACAGTGTTGGGCGCAAGACGAGAGCGTGACGCCAATGCTGATATAGGCGAAACACTTGAGCAAGGTCGTGACGGTGACATTATTTGGGTTGAAGATCCGCAATCTTCATTTAGGTCACTTGATTTTGGCAATCCACCACCAGATCAATTGGGTTTAGAGTCGGATGCACGCTCTTATGAAGAGCAGTCCTTAAATGTTAGTCAAATGGCAATGGGTGGCGGGCGTAAGTTGACGGCAACACAGGCGTCGTTGGAAGCCAGCTTTGGGCAACTAAACCGCGAGTGGATGATGATGCGAGTTGCCGATTGTTATAAAACTACTGTTCACAACACATTGCGTATGATGGCAGACCAACGCTATACGCCTGAAGAATTTTTGGTAAATGTAGCACAAAATGAGATGGACCCAGTTTACGAAGCGGTTACTGCGGATATGTTGCGCGTAAGATTTAAGGTAGATGTTGTTGCGGGTAGCACTTCGCCTATAACAGAGCAATTAGAACGAGAAGACGCGCTGGCCCTGTTTAACTACACGATCCAGCTTCCTGAGATTAACCGCATGGAGGCCATAAAAGGGCTACTTAAAGCCTTCAAGGTCAGTGACCCCGACAAGTATTTGGGGCAGGCTAACAAGGCCGATGCTGCCAAACTTGCCAGCATAGAGAACGTGGCTTACCTGATGCAAGGCAGCAACCCCAATGTTACGCCCGAAGAAGACCATCAGGTGCATCTGCAAATTCATCAGAACATACAAACGCTGCCAGAGTTCCAGCAGCTATTGCCGCCGCAACAGCAGCAGGTTATGGCCGTAGCGCAGCAGCATGTCCAGCAGCACATGCAAATATTGCAACAAAAGGCGCAGGGGCAGGCGCAAGGTGGCGGCGGTGCGACCTCACCAGAGGAGGTGCGTGAGCGCGGCGGTCAAGAAGGCGATATTATTTCTTTGGTGCGAGGTAATGCACAAGAAATGTCACAACAATTACAACGAGCGCCGGGACAAAACTAATGGTATTTCACGACTTTGAGTGTCAAGACTGCGGACATCGGGAAGAAGATGTTAGTTTTGTTTCGCACGCTAAAATTCAACGTGCAATCCCCTGTTCAAAATGTGATGGCACCGCAAAAATGGTTTTTAACAAAAGCAACGCTTTACATCACAACCATTCAAGCATGTATGGTAAATATCATGCTGGATTTGGATGCGTAGTAGAGTCGTATAGTCACAAACAACAACTTTTGCGAAAATACAATGTTACAGAATCTTCAGATGCCGTTGGTGGATCAAAATGCCACATTTCGTCTGAAATAACAAACCCTAACATGAAGCGACCTGAAGGGCCGCAATGGTCTTTTGGGGCTACGCCAAGCGAGGCTGTAGCTGCTGCTAAAAACCAAATGAAGGAGTAAGTTCATGTCCGAAGCCATACTTGACGCGGACTCCATTTCTCCAGATGAGACAAATTCTACGGACTCTTTGCCAGAAGACGTTGGTGACATACAGCTTCTTACTGAAGACACTCCTGTAGAAACCTCAGAAAGCGGGGATGGACACTCTAATTCAAGCAATGCCGAGGAGTTTAATCCCGACACCTTTGATTGGACGCGAGGTGATCCAGATACGGTGCCGGAACAATATCAACCCGTCCTGCGGGCAGTAAAAAGTCAACAGGCCGATTACACGCGCAAGATGCAAGACCTTGCTGACCAACGCCGCCAACATCAAGAGCAGGCACAGCAAGTCGAGCGCATGCGTAATGAGTGGGCAGACCGAGTGCAGGCGGTAGCCGCGCCCCAAGAGCCGCAATACACGCCGATTGAGCAACTGCGAGCGCAGTCCACGGACGAAGAAAATAAAGCAATGGACTTTATGGACTTTTACGTGAACCAAAAGACAGATGAACGCTTCGCGCAACTTGAACGGCAAAATCAAATGCTGATGCAGCGATTGGAGCGCAGCGAAGCTGCCGTAGGCCCTATTATCAACCAAAGCCGAGAGCAAGTGGTGAGTCGCACCAACGATGCTGTCGCAGAGGCGGTAGAAGTCTATGGTGAAGATGTGCGAAATCCTAAGTGGACACAGGAGATCCTCAAGTTGTTAGCTAACAACCCTGATGGGTCACCGCACAACAATCCCATCACCGGTAATCCCTACTCTGTTAAAGAAGCATACGAAAAAGCCGCAGGCATAACGGCGCAAGCTGCAAATGCCCTGCGGTCAACTGACAAGCAAACACGAAGAAGCGCAAAAAACGCAGTACGAGCCAACGCTTCTATGGATGCTGGTGAAGATGGTTCAACATTGACCGATAGTGAGGTTCAAGCAAAGATGCTTGGCCTTGGATTTGAATAAACAGGAGAAAGATTGTGACTACTACTACCACTACTTCAAGCTGGGACGCTGCTTGGACCCTAACTATGAGGGCAAAGCGGAAGCGCCTAACAGACAACTTTTTTGACTCTTATCCGACGCTGGAGGCTTTTCGTTCTGGCAATGCCCTTGAAATGGAAAATGGGGGCAAAGAAATCCAAGAAGACATTTTGTATGCTGGTAATTCAGCGGAATATTTTTCTGGCTACGATGTCCTCAACACAGACGCCGTAGACGGCATAACGGCAGCATTTTACCCGTTCCGCTATGCCAGTTGTCCCATTACCATTAACCACATCGAGGAAACCGAAAACCGAAAGACGGATGCGGCCATGAAGCTACTGGAAGCCAAGACACAGCAGTCAATGCTGACGTTGCGCGACCAGATTAACTCTAGTTTGTATTCCGCGCAGACGGGCAAAGCGCCATTGGGTTTTCAGGATATTATTGCCGACGCCCCCAGTTCATCTCCAACTACTTTGGGGGGTATTACCATTAGCGGCAATAGTTGGTGGCAAAACAAGTCAGAAAACGCTACCTCTGACACCAGCTTTAAAACTATCACCGGGACCGATTTTTACGAGGGCATGATTCGCATGGCTTCTTTGTGGAATGAGGTGAGTGAGGGCAATGAGCAGCCCACGCACATTTTTACCACAAATAGCATTTACGCGGATTTTGAAGAAATCTTTGAAGGCACTGGCTATCAACGCCTGTCGGCTAAAGATGGCAATTCTATCGATGGTCGCTTGCCTTCATATCGTGGGATTCCCGTTCAGTATGACCGCGATTGCGGTGCTAACCGCATGTATTTTCTCAACACGAACTACCTAAAGCTGAAGATGCAGAATGGAATGAATTTTTCTAAGACGCCCTTCCGCGAGCCTGCAAATCAGATGGCAAAGGTGGCTTTTATTATTGTCGGCATCCAGCTTACGACTAACAACCGTCGGCGGCAGGGTGTTATCATTAACATTAACGACTAATATTTTAAACCTCATCTATGAGCAGAGGAAAAAACGATGGCAATTTTACATTTTGAACCAACAACCGTATCTGCTACCGACGATCATGGCGTTGGCAATATTTTTGACAACCCAGATGGCAAGAAGTATAAGTGGGTTAAGATTGCAGACGCCGTTGACCTTTTGACAGGCTACGTGCTTTGCCCCGCTAGTACTGATGGGACCGAAGTGACTCCTGATGTTTCTGGTGGATCACAGAAGGCCCTTCGTGCCGTGGGCGTTGCCTTGGGCGCAGTAGATGTGTCGGCAACTCCTTACTGCTTTATACAGATTGCTGGCGTAGCTACTGTTTTTACGGATGGTAGCGTTGCTGCTGGCGAAGCTGTAGTTGCAGACAACGGTGCAGATGGTCGCGCAGACACGATGGCAGATGGCGAGGAGGAGCAGGTTTTTGGCTTTGCCTTAGCCGACGACTCTGGTTCGCCCACTACGGCACCAGTGTATTTAGTGGGCTGCTTCTAAAAACGCGGAGAGCGGCGTTTATTTTTTTGCCGCTCTCCGTTTATTTTTTGTTAAATTTTTAATATTCGGAGAAAGTCCTTATGAACAAAAAGCAAGCAACTGCTTTACCGCCTGCGCCTAAAGCGGAAAATGCACAAGCCGTAGAATTGGCTACAGAACCTTTGCAGGCAGCGACCCCAGCCGCTAACAAATGGGCTGAGTTTATTCAGCTTATGAATAATGCTACGGATGAAGACAAAGATCAATTGCGCGAATTGTTAGACCTAAACAAAACCCACACAAGAGTCCGTAAAAACACCGCAAACAACCAGCAAGTGCGAAACACGGTCAAGGCATTTGGCGAAGTAACACATACTCCTGAATTTATGCCAGATCCACCCTCACGCATAGCCGAACGCGGACCAGAGGCTATTGTTATTTGGAAAAATCGGTGGCTTGAAGGTAATGGCAATAATTTGAGTGAGTTTGACCTTGATCAAATATCGACAGCACACCAGTAAATGACAGACCCGATAAAGGGCGACCTTACTATTTACGGAACAGTATTTGCCGCAGGTTATAGGGGTGATGGAACGCAATTTAGTTCAATTGCTGCACCCCAAATAACCACAACAGAACGCGATGCTCTAAGCTCAGTGGCGAATGGTGTTATTTTATACAACAGCAGCACTAACAAGCTACAGGTTCGTGCAAATGGAAGCTGGGTGGACTTACATTGACTAACATAGAAGTTATGCAAGCCGCCCTGCGGCGAGTGGGTCTATCAGAAACCTCTACTACGTTTAAAGACTCGGCGCGAACATACCTCAACATTGTAGCTAAGGATGTTGCGTCAAGGGCCAAGTGGTTTTGGCTTTTTAAAGAAGGCAGCTTTGCGTGTGTGGCAAGCCAGCGCAGCTACAGCTTGGCGTCGGACGTAGCGGAGCCATTGTCTTTTCGAAATCACACTGAAGACCATGTTATTGTTGTTTGGGACAACCAGAATTTAGACGCCAGCGACCCCGACCACTCTGAAACAGGAGATCCTCGCTTTGTTAGTATAGGGGGCATAGACGGAACAACGGGATATATTAAAGTAGATTTGTATCCACTACCTGATGATGCCGACGTTATAAAATATCGTTACTATGCGTTTATTCCAGACTTTGCTTCCGACGACGACAACAATTCTCTGGACCCTTTTATTCACCCTATTATACAGCCTGCGTTAATGTTTGGCGTAAGCTCTTTATATAAAAGCGAAAAGGGTGACGATCAAGGGGCTATGGTAGACAAGGGCGAGATGGAGCGTGTCATACAGCAAGGATTGTTGCAGAATACTGTCGTGCAGGGAAATCGCGTATATCGCATGCGTCGCGATGATAGCATGTCGGTTTCAGATTTTAGATTCCAGCCAACGGAAGGCAGTCTTAGATAACGTGCCTATAAATGCCAGTTCAATACAATACGGGCCGTGGAAAAATGGCGTCCGCTACGATCTTCCGGCAGAAGATTTGGGGGTAAGTGCGCTATATGAAATGGTTAATTGTCGCGTTGGGCAGGCTGGAGAGGTCGAAAAGCGTAAAGGATTTGCTAAATTCAACTCAAGTGCGCTAAACAGCGATGCCACTGTTACGGCGGTGGGACAAGCCACATTAGCTTCGGTTGACAAAACATTTGCAATAGCAGGCAACAAATTTTACGACATTACAGGCGGCAGCGGCACAGACCGCACGGGATCTGTAACTATTACAGCGGGCAATGACAATGTTTTTGAGTGGGTTTTAGCTGGCTCAACCTTAGTGCTTACCAATGGCGTTGACACAGACGCAATAACATGGGCAGGTGGCACTAATAACATTGCAAATTTAGATGATGATGGTCGTTTTACCAAAGGTAAGCATATAGCCTATTGGGATAATCGGCTTTTTATTGGAAATGTTGACGGCGCTAACTATCAACTGTGGCGCTCAACTACAGGTGATATTACAACGTGGGGCAGCACTGACTATTATAACTTTGACCACCCCATAACAGGCTTATCACCCATAGGCAACTCGCTGGCAGTCCACACACAAGAAGGGATACACACTCTTACGCCAACAGGCAATGCCACGGTTCCATATCAAGTGTCTCGACAGACGCCTGCGGGTAGTGTTTCAGGACGAGGTATCGTAAATCTGCCAATAGGAGTACAGCTTTTTCCAAGATTAGACGGAATTTACACTTGGAATGGCGGCGATCAAGTTGTTAAAATTAGCCAAGCATTAGACGGAAGTCGTTTTTGGGACAATCTTAACACAGCCAAAATGGGCCTTGTTCATGGCATGTATTACCCAAGTACAAATGAGGTTTGGTGGTTTTTGCCGTATGGTTCTTCACAGGCAACGAACAACTATGCCATAGTTTACAACACTGTGTTAAATTGCTGGAGTGGCCCATACACCAACATGACACGCAATGCTTCAGCTTTGGTAGACGACTTGCCTCACGCTGGCGGTTTCAACGGCATTGTTTACAAGCACGACACCAATGAAAACGATGACGGAAGTGCTATTTCAAGCACATTTTCCACTGGTTCCCCCGCTCCAGTAGGCGCGGACGTTAGGCTAAGGTGGCTTTATGCTCGTCATTTTTATGACGTTCAAGACAGCGCCTACGATGTGCAGGTGTTGCAACAGTCTCCCAAAATAACAGGAGTTACGCAGTCAATTTTAATGGGGCAAGCAACTGCCGGATTTGGAAGTTTTGTCATAGGCACAACGCCATTGGGTGGAGAAAATACAGCACTATACGCAGATACAGATTTAATGGGCTACGACAATACATCTCAACTTAAATATACCAACAACGCTTTGAACGAACCGTTTGTTTTTCGGCGCGTATTATTGCAATACAAGCCCATTGGACGCATGCGGCGGCGCAAAGTGGTAGGCGTGGAGTAACAATATGGCTAATGGCGCATTTAATTACGGAACTGATCCTCGTCTTGCTAAAATACGGCAAGGTGCCAAATACGGCATGTATGATGAAAATACTTTGCGTGACGCATTGCAAGGAAAAGACCTAACAGGCATACAAGGCTACAATCCCGTACAAGCTATGATGGAAGTTTCTGATTATTACAATCCCCAAGGAAGTTTTCAAGAATATACCAAGGGTTTGCTGAGTTCGATGCAAAATGACCCTAATGCGCGAAACCCTACATATGATGGCATGTCTTTTTCTCAGTTCCAAGACCTGTTTCCTAATCAAGCAACAGCATTTACAAGGTCGCAAGAATATAAAGACCTAACCACTCCTACTAACACGGCGGGAAACCCGGCTGCTGTGCCACCACCGTCCCCAACCCCACCGCCGCCAGCCTCAACCCCACCGCCGCCAGCTTCAACCCCACCACCGCCAGCCAGTGGCATTGACCCCGGCATGAGGGACTATTATAACCAGAGAATGGAAGCAGCGCGGGCGCTTGCTCGTGCGGGGCGCACTGACTTTGATTTGTCTGAAGCGTCGGAAGCGGCACGGCGTATGGGTTTGCCTTCAGATATAAATGCTTTACGCAGCAATGTTATGGAGTCGTTTGTGGCTCCTGCGGGAGCCACTACGGGACCAGCAGCCCAACCCCAAGTAGATGTTAATCGCGAGCAGATGGGTATAGTGTCGCAGGCAGCAGGCCCTTCTGCGGCGGCAGCGCAGGCCGTAGGCGGCATCACAGACGCAGAGCTACGGCAGCAGCAAATGGACACGCAGCGCGAGTTAATACAAGGCGCAGAGGACTTTGCGGCAAGGACGCGGCAAGGGTTGCCTGGCGTTAGGGTTGCCGACCCGAACCTTAACATAAGACTTGAAGAAGCAGTCGCCCCCACAGGTGGACCCAGCATCGGCGTGCGGGGCCTTGGTAGGCCTAAACTATTGGCTACAGGTGATGTAGAGTTTGATCCTGAGTATTTTCAATACGAAACCGATTTGCAACAAGTTATGTTGGATGCTTTGCGCCAAAACTTGTTAGGATCAGGTGGCGTAGACCCTGTAACGGCATCGCAGATAGCTGATACTCAAGCAAGGCAAGCAAGGGATGAGGCTCAAACCGTAGAAGATTTGCAGCGATATGGTGTTTTGCGAGGTGGCGGTGATACCGCAGACGTATTGGGTGAGCTAAGGTCTGGATATGGACGCACGTATAGCGACATCCTTGCCGATCAAGCAACGCGGCGTCAAAACGACCCCTCGTTAGAAGCGGCATTGCAGTTAGCGCAGCTTGGCAGTGACCGCTATATGCGTGGTGGCGAAATGATAGGGCGTTTAGGTGGACAAGACACGCTGGCAGCACGGCAAGCACAACAAGATGCTCTTGAGCGACAAAGTGCTTTGGATTTAGAGGCACAGATAGAGCAGCAAAGGGCCACGGAGCGCGAAGCCGACATCAGCGGCTTTTTGCGAGGCGCACGGTCTTTAGCTGGCCGCGATCAGGACATAGGCGCACAGATGGATCGCGCCGACAGGCAGCTTGAGCAGGCGCGTGTGTTAGCGCCACAGTATCAGTATGCTGCGGACCTACAGCGGCGTGACGCAATGATGCAACAAGACCTTGCAGACCGGGCGCTGGCACGCGGCATGACCATAACAGAGCCAACGACGCGAGAACGATTTGAAGAGGGCGTACGGAGCGCACAGGAGGCCGAAGCACTGGCAAGGGCAGATGTTACAGGTTATTTGGGCGATCAGTCTACGTTAGCCCGCGAGGTTGGACTTGACCTTGAGCGAGAACGGATAGATCAAGATGCAATAAATCTGTCTAATGAGCTTGCTAATAGAGTGCGGCTGGGCATATTGGATGCCGAAAAAGCCATACAGGTACAGCAGGCCATTAATACGGGCAATATAGACCTCGCAAAAGCGCAACTTGAAGGCGAGGCCGGTATGCAGACGGAGAGAGTGCAGGCCGAAAAGGAGATGCAGACGGAGCGCGTGCAAGCTGAGTCCAGAAACCTGCGAAATCAGTTAGCCAATAATGTTAGGTTGGGTATTCTTGACGCCGAAAAAGCTACTGAAATACAGTCGCTTATCAATTCAGGCAATTTAGATTTGGCAAACGCCGAGCTTGAATCAGCAGAACGGATGCAAACGGAGCGCGTGGGTCAAGAAGAGAAACAGTCGCAGCGCGACTATGCTATACGGAAAGACGAGCTACGAGATCGCTTGACATTGGCGAATATTGATTTGGATAAGGCTACGCGGATACAAAACCTTATCAATTCAGGCAATTTAGATTTGGCAAACGCCGAGCTTAATGCAGCAGAACGGATGCAGACTGAACGGGTGGGTCAAGAAGAAAAACAGTCGCAGCGTGATTATGCAGTGCAGTTGGATGAGCTTAAAAATCGGTTGGCAATCGCTAATATTGATTTGGATAAGGCTACGCGAATACAAAATCTTATAAATGAAGGACAGCTTGGCGTTGCGGCAGAGGAACTTGCTTCGGCAGAGCGCATGCAAACCGAGCGGGTGGGTCAAGAAGAGAGGCAGTCGCAGCGTGATTACGCTCTATCCAAGGATGAACTGCAAAATCGCTTAACGATGGCAAACATAGACTTGGATAAGGCTACGCGAATACAAAACCTTATTAATAGCGGCAACTTGGCCCTCGCAGAAAAAGAGCTTCAGGGAGTTACGGCAACCTTGGCTTCGGAAGAGAAAAGGCAGACGGAAAGGGTGGGTCAGGAAGAGAAACAGTCGCAGCGTGATTATGCAGTGCAGTTGGATGAGCTTAAAAATCGGTTGGCAATCGCTAATATTGATTTGGATAAGGCTACGCGGATACAAAACCTTATAAATAGCGGCAATTTAGACTTGGCTGAAGAACAGCTTGAATCAGCAGAACGGATGCAGACTGAACGGGTGGGTCAGGAAGAGAGGATGCAAACGGAGCGCGTGGGTCAAGAAGAGAGGCAGTCGCAGCGTGATTATGCGGTGCAGTTGGATGAGCTTAAAAATCGGTTGGCAATCGCCAATATTGATATGGATAAGGCTACGCGGATACAAAACCTCATAAATAGCGGCAATTTAGATTTGGCTGAAGAACAGCTTGAATCAGCGGAACGCATGCAGACTGAGCGCATACTGTCTGAGGAAGGACAGTTTCAGGATGAGCTTGAGTTCCGCACAGCCATAGCAACGGGCCAAATCAACGGCTTGCCCACGTTGCAAGCGCAGTTACAACGCGCTCAATTGGCCGACATGCTTACGGCGCGACAGGCCGAGTCCTTGGGTCAGTTGCTTGCCCTTGCCAATGCTATGGAAGGGGATGCCCGCGCCAGAACAATGCAGGCCATTGCAAAACCAATACAGCAATTTATGGCATCGGGGGGACGAGGCTATACGGAAGTTAAGCAGGCTGTTGCTAGCATACTTGATGTTGACCCGAATGATTATGGAGGGTAAATAACATGGAACCATTAACCATGGCATTGATCGCGTCAGGCATAAAGAAGGGCGCGGACATGTATGGCAGGCATCGCCAAGGGCAAGCACAGAGAAGGGTAGACGAAGAAACAGCGGCAGAACAACGACGAGTCAATGCCATTGCGATGCTTCGTCGCCAACAGGCTTCGCGCATCGCGCAGCGGCAAGCGGCAATGCCAAAAGATGCGCGAATACTTGGTACAATGGCAAACTTAGCATCGTTGGGCAATCAACTATATGGCTTAAAAGGCGGCAGCACGCCAGAAAGTCAAGTGTCGAGCTTGTTAGATCGTGGTCTTATACGTCGTGGCGCGGGTGGGGGCGGTGGCTTAACATACGATTCACCTTACAGCAGAATAACACCATAACATAGGCAGATATTATGGCAACGCAGATTTACGGACAATCAGCGTTAGGCGCACAAGTTGGCGGTGGGGCGCGTAACAAAGCGGAGCTTGACTTACAGCCGCTATACAGTCGAATCAACGAAATTATAAGGTCACTAGAGCGGTCTGCGCCTGACGACGTTACGGGACCAATGTATACTGCTGTAGATCCTGAAAAAGTTGTACGTGCTTTGCCCACAGTGCGATTTACTCCCCCTACAGATGCAGATATACGGCAAGCGATAGACAAAGTGCTGGGGCAAGAAAGCACATTGCCAACCATAGAAGACGCAATGGGTGGATTGCGTGAAGATGCCACGAATATTTTGGGCAATCTGCCAGCAGTAGATGTAACCAGTTTTGCAGACTTTTTAGGCGCACCAAGCATGCGTCAAGGTGGCGAGCAGCAAGACGTAGAGGTGACTCCCGGCCTTGACCCCCAAAAAATACCTGACTTTGCATCGCCAAGGTTAGCTGACCAGCAAACAATAAGTGGCGTTCCTGATTTTATGGATGGGACTACCGCTATTGAGTCTACGGATGGGATGGCAACCCGTCGGTTGACACAAAAAGAGAAAGATGAAATAGCTCGCATACGAGAAGAAGAGGCAAGAAGTGGGCAGCGCGTATCCAATGATTTATTTGAAAGCGATCTTTCATTAGAAGATGCGATTGTTGCAGAAGAAATGGGTCGTGATTCGTTCGACCCAACGCGAGGTCGTTATCCAGAGCGACCAATATTGATGGAAGAAACAATTGCAACGCCCAGTGCAGACGCAACCTCAGTCGATGAGCCTGCGGGTAAGCGTTTGCAGCAAAGGCGTTTTGCGGTAGGACCAGACATCGACATAATTGGACAAGAAGAAGGCTACCCACTTCTACCGGGACCAATAGGTCTTGTGGGAAAAGCAAAAGACGAAGAAGAGGCGTTTGATCCGACGCGTGGTCGTTATCAAGAGCGGCCAATATTGATGGAAGAAACAATTGTTACGCCCAGCGCAGACGCCGAGGCTGAAGTGGTTGCTACGCCTACGAAAGCAGGTGTAGCGCCTGCGGCTGCTAATGCTGTAGGTTTGCCTGCGGACGCAGGCCCCGGCATCTTAGAGCGTCTGGCGGGCTTGGGCGGCAAAATTGGACAATTGGTGCGCGAAAACCCTGACTTGGTGTTGCAGGGGCTTCGCACGATTGGAGAGTTGGGCGGCGAATACAAACGTGGGCGGCGAGAACAAGAAGCCGCAGATCGTGCAGCACAAGAAGCTCGCATGGCAACAGCCATTTCTGCCCTAACAAGAGGTCGCGTAAATCCTATGGTCGTCCCAAGCATGCCACGCACTACGGCGGGCGAAGGTATGTTTGATGTGTTAGCGGGCATTGGTCGAGGTGGGCAGGAGTTTATGAGCCAGAAGCGGGCGTTAGAAGAGCAAGAGCGTCTGGAGGCAATGCAGGACGAAGAGATCGCAAGGACGCGGCGCTTAGAAGATGAAGCAACACAAAGGGAAATAGATGCCATTGCCTACCAGAAAGAACAGGATCTTAGGGCGCAAGGCTTGGAAGAAGATGCCATACAGAGAGAAGTGGATAGGTACAAAGATGAATTGCTGCTAAGATCCTATGAGGCAAAGACGGATCGCATGAGGGCAGTGGCCGAGGGCCTGCCCGATAGCGCGGGTACGGGTGACTTAGATCCGACTCAGCTAGCGCAAATTGACCAAGTGCTAACGCGCCTTGAAGAGCATATCGAAAATCCAAAATTTGGTACTACAGCCCTACTTACCGGGCTTGGTCCGAGTGGGGGTGCTGGGGCGATTCAAGCTGCTGCGGATTTGATGCCGGGATCGCAAGGGTGGGACGCTGTAAAAAATCAGGAATACTTCAAGGCTCAAACAGCAGACATTGTATTTAGAGTGCTAAAGCCTCTGTCGAAAGAGGGCCGACTGTCAATGTCAGACTATGACAATCTTGAGCGCATGGCAGGCAGGCCCGATATGAGTACGGATTTACAGCGCCAGCTTCTACAAGACATACGGGCGTCAATCGCGAAAGCTGCGAAAACTGCGCCGGGGACATATAAAAAACGGAGCGATGAGGGTGGGGGCGGCGCGTCGCAGGCTACGTCAACAAGTGAATCGGTCAGTGAAGAGTATTTGGAAACGCTAGCAGACCGGGCCTACGACGATGAAGGCAATCTTGTAGACGAAGAGGCATTAGCAGAATTAAAGCGCCTTGACTCAAGGGTCCGTTAAAGGAAGCGCAATATGGCACTAACAGCCAAGCAAAAATTACAAGCCTTTAGAAGTCGAGCTAGCGGCGGCACCAAACGCCTGTCGGCGCAAGACAAGCTGCGAAGGTTTCGCGCTTCTACGGCAGAGAAAGACGAAGAAAGAGGCTTTCTGTCACGCCTGTATTATGGCGAAGAAGAAGGCGAGGGCGGTGCAATGGGCCTCGAAGAAATACCGGGGCAGTTTGGAGACGTTTTATTTTCCCCCATCGAAAAGGGCGTAAAGCCACTGGTTTCTTTGGGGACAGGGGTCGCAAAGCTGGCCGTGGGAACCGACGAAGACGAGGACACGAGGCTTGCTCGCCAGGTGGGAGAAGAGTTTGTGGAGTCGGTTGTTGATTTGCCGGAAGACATTGTTAGTGGCTATCCCACCGAAGGAATTATGAATTTAGCATCAGCCATAGCACTTCCGTTTACGGGCGGTGCAAGTGCCGCTGGTGCGTTAAGCAAAATTCCGAAGCTGGGATCATTGGCAAAAGTAGGCGAACGATTAGGACGAGTGGGTCGCACCAAGGGCATACAAGTTGCAGATGTTGTAGCCGATCCCATGATTGGAGTTCCAAGCAAAGCCAAGGATGCTGTTGATTACCTACGGCCCAAAGTCGTTGATTACCTACAACAACGTCGGGCTAAAAAAACCAAGGTCAAGCCAAAGTCTACCCGAGGAAAGTTTAAAAAACTAACAGAGGAAATGGCACCACCGGGCCGCAATAAGCGGTCTATAATAGCAGATTTTGTCCAAAGTTTTTTAACTTCAATACCAGACAATGCTGTTAGGGAGCTTTACAAGCATGTTGGCGATCCGCAAAAATATAATGTAATGTTGGCTGCGGCTGACAGGCCAAAAAGGGCGCTCAAAGCTGTCCATGAAAGACTGAGGGCGAGCATAGGGCAAATACAAAAGAATGCGTCTAAAAAATACGGAGCCGCACGCTACGACTTTTTTCATGGCAAGCCAAAGACGGAAGGCGCTATACCAAATGTCCAAGAAACAATATCCACGGACTTGAGAGACAATGCGACATTGCCCTATCGCATAAATCAGGTGCTTAACGAAGCAATGAGCGGGGGCGAAGAAGGTTTTGGTGCGCGAATTGTAGTTAAATTCTATGACGAGGCAGAGGATGGCAGTCGCATATATGAAGGCTTAGATGCGGCAGGTGAGGGCGTGCAAACAATACGAGAATTAAATAACGAAACAGTAGGCGCACTGCGAACGCTGCCGGGACAAAAATATGAATATGATGTAGAGTTTGTGTCCCCCCAAGGCACGGCATCGCCCCTCTCTGACTCCGAACGTGCGACTGTGCGAAATCATATACGCAAAAACCTACTTCCCAGCGATTTCAATGACAACCCATCGTTGCCCATAGAAGACCTTATAAATAAAGACTTTCGTTTTGTCCAAGAAAATCCATTGAAAGAGCGAGATGCAAGAGTTCGTGACGCCTTAGTAGGGCGGCTCCATAGTGCCACTACGGGCGCAGTGCAACAACACCTTGAAGATGTTGGCAAGAAGGCCGATGCAGACGCCTTTAGGCAAATACGGCAAGAATACAGAGACTCTCAAGAAAAATTAGATCAGGTGCGAGCTACCTATGGCAACGACATAGAAAAAGGGGTTGTTACAAATGCCTCATCAGACAGGCTCGCCAAACAAATGGAAACTGAAGAGGGCGTAAAAGACCTTGAGCGACTTGTTAGCAAGACAGGCATTCAGCAAATACTTGGCGCAATGAGTTCAAGATCGTTTGGCACAGGCTTGGTTGTAAAAGCAGACCTGAGCAAAAAGCTAACTGCGGCAGGTACGTTATTGGGGGGTGGCATTCTAACGGGTGGAATAATGGGTACGGGATTGACGGTTTTAGCTGGCGTACCCCTACTTGCAGCCTATTCCCCGCGTGCTATGTTAGCCATATCTAATAGAATTGCTAATAGCCCTGCTTTTATGCGGGCGCTTGGGCGCGGCCCACAAGCACAGCAAGAAGCCCAGCGGCAAGCAAGGGCTTACATAAGATATGCAAGACAAGCAAGAGAAATCCTTGGCAATGACACCGTGCAAGACCTTGCTAAAACGGGTATGACCTTGGGTCAATTTATAGAAAGATTGCAAGAAGAAGAAAAAGGGCAAAGGTAAAATACATGGGTACTATTAGCAGGCAAACTACATGGTCTACGGGCGACACGCTTACTGCGTCGAGTTTAAATGGCGAGTTTGACAACATACTTTCTACGGCAAACGGAAGCCTAAATGCTGACAACTTAGGCGTTACCGCTGGTCAAGCGGCGGCTTCCAAAGCGGTGGTTTTGGACTCTAACAAAGATTTTGCCGATACCTCCAGCAGCAATCAGATTCGCAACCTAACCATCAGCGGCTCCCTTAAAATTGGCACGACGTTTTTGCCCGACGCCTCTGGTGGCGCTGACTTGGGAAGCGCCACATTAGAGTGGGGCGACGTTTATGTGGCTGATGATAAGAAAATTTACCTTGGCTCCGACCAAGACATTAGTCTTCAGTATGACGAAACGACTAACAACGCTTTGGAGATTGCCGCTGCCGTCGAAGGGGCCGCACTTGGCATTGTTCTCAAGTCAGATCAGGGCGACGACGCCGGAGATGAATGGAAACTTAGCATAGCCGATGGTGGCACCCTAACACTTGGCAACGACATAGCTTCCGCTGGCACTTATGTTACGCATCTAACTCTAACACCTAACGCAACGGTTGCCAGTTCAACGCTGGCTCTGGCAGGCGGGCTAACAGTAGCGGGAACAGCAGGGATTACTGGTGTAGCTACCGTAGGTGGCTTGACAATAGGGTCTGCGGTAATAAACGAGGCTGAATTAGAAACAATAGATGGCGTTACGGCAGGCACCGTTGCTGCCAGCAAAGCCGTAGTTGTTGACTCTAACAAAGATATTGGGTCGTTTCGCAACCTAACGCTGACGGGTGAGTTGGATGCAGCTACTGGCGATTTTTCAGGAGCCGTAGACATAGCTGGAGATTTGACTCTTTCGGCTGGGGCCGATGGTGCATTGCAGTTTTCTGCGGCCAGTAGCATTAAAGTATTAGACAATAGTGCGGCGGCGTTGGTAATTGAAGAAGCTGACAATGCCTACATGACTTTTGTTACTACAAATTCCAGCGAAGCCATTAAGTTTGACCAAGCCCTTGATATAAATGCTGCCATGCAGGTAGATGCAACGATTACGGTTGGCGCTAATGATCAAGGTTATGATGTAATCTTGTATGGTGACACCGCATCTGCTAATATAACATGGGACACCTCCGCTGATGATTTAATATTTAGTGGCGCTGCGGGCCTAATTGTCCCCGATGGACAACTTACATTAGGGTCTACGGCTTTATCTGCTACCGCCACCGAGCTTAACGTGTTAGATGGCGTAACAGCGGGAACGGTTACAGCAAGCAAAGGCCTTGTAGTTGACGCCAACAAGGACATCGCCTCGTTTAGAAACGTCACACTAACAGGCGAATTAGATGCGGCCACACTTGACATAAGTGGAGATGCAGACATTGACGGCACAGCTAATCTTGATGCCGTAGACATTGACGGGGCCGTGCAAATAGACGCTACGGTAACAGTAGGCGTCAATGACACGGGCTATGATGTTAAATTTTTTGGTGATACCGACGGTAGCAGTGTGTTAGTCGATGCCTCTGCTGACGACCTTATACTAACAAACTTTGGTTTAGCTGTAGGCAGTGATGCTACTGGCGATATTTATTACCGCAACAGCAGCGGTTTTTTAGCGCGATTGGGCGTGGGTAGCAACGGACAGGTGCTAACGACTAATGGAACTATCCCAAGCTGGGGGTCTGTCAGTGGTAGTGGCGATTTTAGTGGTCCGGGCAGTAGCACCGACAATGCTATCGTGCGATTTACCGGCACAGGCGGCAAAACAGGACAAAACAGCGGTGTTACGATTGACGACTCTAACAACGCTACGGGATTTGCCAACCTCACACTTTCAGGAGAACTCGACGCCGCTACGGGCGACTTCAGCGGCAATGTAGACATCGACGGTACACTTGAAACCGATGCTCTGACAATCGGTGGCACAGCCCTACTCGCTAACGATGCCGATGGCCGCCTAACAACAGCCACGGGCAGTGGTACGCTGAGCGGCGAGGCCAACCTAAGATATGATGGATCTAAATTGGAGTTCGGTGCTGCTGCAACGGTTTCAGCTTCGGCTGATGGTTTTGTCCTTAATGATGGCCTCAATGCAGGTATGACGATCTACAGCACTGGCACTACTGGCTCTAGTAGCGGCCAAATGAAACTGTCGCTAACGAACGCGAATGGTGAGGATGAAGGCGCTGCACTTATCTATCAAAATTCTAACAATAAATTTCTTATCAACTCAAATGGTGCTGTTGAGCGTTTTTCCATTGATGCAAATGGATTCACTACGATCACTAACAGCACATCATCTACACCTTACGGATTATACCTGCACGGCTCAGGCGGTAACCCAAATAATACAACTGTATTTTTCCTTAAATGCGAATCGTCAACTCAGACTAAAGCGTTTATTTACTCAGACGGTAGTTTTACAAGTCGGGCTAACTCGTACGGCGCGGATTCTGATTCTAAACTCAAGCAAGATATTACCGACGCACGAAGTTACTGGGACGATTTTGCTCAAGTTAAATTTCGCAAATTTAAATTTAAACATGACGTAACGGAATACGGCGATAATGCACAGAGTATGCTTGGCGTTGTCGCCCAAGAAATAGAAACCATTTTTCCAAATCTTGTTTCTGAATCACCAGATACTCAGCGTCAAGAAGTGCCAATTTTAGATAACGAAGGCAACGATACGGGTGAAACAGAAGAAAAAGACGTTGATTTAGGCACTACTACTAAATCCGTTAAATATTCAATCCTAAATCAGATCGGATTGAAGGTAATCCAAGAATTGCAAGCGCGTCTTGAAACCGCTGAAACCAAGATTGCGGCTTTAGAAGCAGCTTAACATGTTAGGAAAACCACCACGCGATCCCAAGAGCGTGGGCAGCTTTGCAGAACTACGACAGCATTACGCACAACTTTGGAAAGAGCTTGACGAATGTAGGCGTATGCGCGGAGCCGCTACTAGTGTGGCACGAGCGCGTACGCAAGAGGCTCGGTCAGCTAAAGCAGAAGTTAAAAAAGCTCATGCGGAAGTAGTTACACTCACCAAAAAGGAACATGCTAAAGCAAAAGAAAAGTCAAGTGCAGCTTACGCTAGTACGGCAGCGACGATTCTAATTATTGCATATCAAGTAGTTGAAGTTGCTGGAGGGTGGGGACGATGGACGCCTGTCTTTGAACACGAAGCTACAATTGGTGTAATACAAGTTTTAATCGGCAGCACTTTAGCGTGGGCCATGCGCCCACTTGAATAACAAGCAATTTACACGAAAGCGTTTTATGAATGGACGAAGCAGCAACAGAAGAAGCGTTGCGGCAATTTGGGCAACAATCGGGATTGGCTTTGTTGTTAGAGCAATATATATGGCTATTCGCTGCCGGATTCGCCCTTCTGTTTGTGAAAGAATCTGTGACCAACGCCTTGGCTGGGATAGCCATGTTCATAGGGTCCGAATACAATGAAAACATGGTTTGTTATGTTCATACAAACGGAACCCGGCGACCTGCACGCATATCCAAAACGTCGATAATGGCTACTACTTTTTACTTGTATGATATAGTAGATGGAAAAATTGTTAGTGGCACATTGCTTAAGGTTCCTAACTCTGAGCTTAAAAGCATGCGAATCGAAGTCCCCCTTGACACCTTAGCCCCCGTAGAGGAATAGCCGTGAACATTGCAACTTTAGAAGAAAAAATAGCTAACATTCAAAATGAAATGAAAAAAGCGCAACAAGCACACAGCACCGCAGCGGAGCAAATGCAAGCAGCACGCGAAATGTATAATCGTCAACACGGTTATTTAATTGGTATGCAGGAGCTTTTGCAAGAATTGTCTGACAACGAGGGAGGCTCCAATGATACAGAATCTTCTTAAGACGGTAACAAATAAGGTTGTTAGCAGAAAATTAGCAGTTACGGTTGCGGCTGGCGCGGCGGCGTCTACTGGCGTCGTTGACGTAACGTGGCCTATGGCAGCGATAGCCTGCGCGTATGTGCTGGGGCAGGCTTACGTCGATGCTAACAACTAACAGTTGTGTTTCTGATCATATAAGCAATAAACACAAAAGTCTTTCGGACATTTAATGTCCGAAGGACTTTTGCTTGTCATGGGCTTTCTGTAAAAAATTATTCTTTGTCGAGGGCTGCAATTTTTTTATGTGGCATGTGCGTTTATTTCCTCTATGTTAAGGCACCATACCTTTATCTCGGCGGCATGATTGCGGGCAATCTTGCTCTTTATGCGGCGTCCTGTATATGAAAAACGCCTATCGCGGAAGATGGACCCCATCCAATTTTGGCTGTCGCGCCTATCGCTGGGCTTGAGGTTGAGGTGGTATCTAACATCGTCTGAAGTCACCTCGCCCTTTTCCTGTGCAATCTCTACGGCCACTTCCCGCGCTATATCCAACTTCTCTTTGTTATTCATCGCTGCTAAGTTCATCCCCTGCTCTCGCAGCACTACGCCCTTACCCAAGCTCAGTTCTAACTGGTCTGTTATGGGCGGAGATGTCCCCACCGTAGTGGTGGAAGCATAGGGGTTGTCAATGGCCCTTGGCTTGGGCCTCTGTACGGGCTTTTTCATTTTTCCTCGCTCTTCTGCTGTTTCTTATACAGCTTTTCAGCTATCGGCAATGCCGCAGCCACGGGATCGTCGTACTCTAATACCATCGCCTGCTCCATCGTCATCATGTGTATTGTATCCATGACAATCTGAATAGCGCCCGGCGTTTTTCGTGTTATTCCCAAATGCCCCAAAATGGCCCGGCGCACCTGATGCGACATCTGTTCCTCGTCCCTAAGAATTTTGGGCCAGTTGCGTGTAACAGGTTTAACATTGCGGTCCTCTTCCCGCTTGCGTGCAGCTTCCTCCTTCTTTTGCTGCTCCTTCATGGCCTGTTCGCGTGGCGTGGTCTGCTGCGCCATTTTGAGTAGCTGCCCCGGCTTAGGTCTCCACTCACTATCGCCTAACAGCCAGTTGTCGATGGCGTTCATCCACGCATCATCGGAAATCCAACCCAATGTGCGATACCATTGCCGTAGTTGCTCCTCGTCGGGCTTCCAACTATACTCGGCCATCAAAACCTTAATGCCCGCTTTAAAACCCTCCTGAGAGAGCTTGTTGCCACTACCTCGTTTAGCTGAAGTCGATGTCATCGACGAAAGCCCCTGCATCGCTTGGGTCATTAGTCAACTCTCCTTTCATTTGTGATTGAATAATCTCCCAACATTTTTTTTCGGGATATGCCTTGGACGGCTGGCGTAGCTTTGTGGGGCTTTGCATGAAACGCGGCACCCACTGTTTGCTGGCAAACTCTGAGATCGCTCTAATCTCGTCCCACGGCACCCTGTCGATGCGGTGAAGGTCGTCAAAAACCTTGCACCAGTGATCCTTGTAGCGGCTCTTATAATCGATCTCAGGGTGCTTACGCCAACGCTCAAAACAAGATAGCGCCTGCAAACTGGGTTCGTATTGTTTGCGGCGCTGTTGCATGTAATGGGCATTGCACAAGCCCTTGCGACTCACCGGCGCATCGCATCCCGCCTCCTTACAAGTAGCGTGAGGGATATGACCGTTAGATGTAACAACCTCTGGAGGTGTAACAATTTCCTGTTCGCTATCCAAGTACTCCTTAGTAGTATCTAAGTTCTTAGTACTAGTACTAGTCTTAGGTACCTCGTCCTCTTGTTCTACGACAGGAACCAAAACGATCTCCTGACTCCCTGTTGCGCCCGTTGTTACGCCCGTTGTTGCACCTTGTTCCTCTTCGGATGTAACAACTTTGGTGTTGATTTCCACTTCGATTATAATTTTCATGTGTCGGTTATAATCCTCCTTTATGAGCTTGGCTAATGTTAGCGCAATGTGCGGCGAAAGGCTGTTGCCTAATCCCCTAAGTCGGTCCACCCGATTGGGAACCCCATCAGATATTCGCAAAGCAGGGGGTTCAGCTTCCCACCCGCCAAGTGCGCCATGTCGTATAGTGTGTGCCCCAATGCGATGGTCGAGGTGTCCTTGCGGGTCAATGTTGCATTGCGTCCCATACTTACGGTGGGGGTAGGATATAATCCAGATACGCTTGCGTGTGTGTGGGGCACCAACGTCCTCTGCCGATATAACATGCCACTCCGCATCATACCCGATCTCGGCCAAAGCCCCACAAATTCTGTCGATTCCTTCGTTGAGCAGGTTGGGCACGTTCTCCACGACAACGTAGAGGGGTCGTAGCTCGCTAACAACTCTATACATTTCCCACCACAAACTGGAGCGTTCACCATCCAATCCTTTCCCCTTTACGGGCCGCGCCAAGGAGATGTCCTGACACGGAAAGCCGCCACAAATAACATCAACCCGCGATAGGTTGTGGCGTCCAACTTCTTCAATTTCGCTGAAGCGGGGCACATTAGGCCAATGCTTGGCTAAGACGCGGCGGCACCATGGGTCACGCTCCACCTGCCATGCTATATTATAACCGCAAGCAGTAAAGCCCAAATCAAAGCCGCCAATCCCCGCAAACAACGACCCCACACTCAGCATGACAGCAACACAACGTCAATGCCGGGATTGTCCCGGTCCAATCTGAAGGTGTCGGAAAAGCCCACGATGTGCGTGGCATTGTCGTCGGGTATCACACCCGCTTTAACAAGACCATCCAGTATATATTTCACAACAAACCCACGCAATCCATCGGGATCTCTCTTCATGTTAGGCATGCGCCACGTAAACTCAGCGCGTATAGGTGTCGGCATGGGGCGCAATCCCTGCGCCTTAGCTTCGGCCCATACGCGCTGAGTCCAATCCCTCTTCTCCTTGGCATATCCAGACCAATGGCCCTTCATGCGTCTAATCGACGCATTCATCGCGGGCCAATCCCCGTCAATGCGTAGTGTCTGCTTCGTCTTCGCGGCCAAGTAACATCTCCATAACATCTTTGCGGCGCAATCTAATCTTGCGCTGACCAATGCGCCGACTTGGTATCGCGCCCTGTGTTATTAACCCTCGCATAGTGTCGTAGCTGAGGCCACACAATTGCGCGGCTTCAGCTACGCTCACCCACTCGCGCTCTTCGCTGACATTGCTCATTTAAACACTCCCTGAGCGGCGGCCAATGCCTCGTCAAACACATCTGGCTCTTGTTGTTGCCCTGCGGCCCCTCCCGTCTGATCGGGCGGCGTGGCCCCGGCCTCTTCGGGCATAACACCCAACCGTTGCGCGGCGTTGAACATGGATTGCCCTAAACTAATCGCCGTCCCGGTGTTCACCTCCCACCCGGCCTCCGCAAACCGCTCCATAATCCCACTGGCCCTTATCATGCACTGCTCTGCAAGATCCCCCAAAGTTTGCAGGTCGTATCCATCGGGACGGAGCGCGGTGTTAGTAGTATTGTTAGCGGTAGGTGTAGCGGGACTAATCGGCGCAGCGGCACCCGTCGCAAGGGCGGGGCCTGTGCCGTCAATTTCGTGCGGCACCTGCTCAGTATTACTAATAGCGGGGAGTATAGTTGCGAAGCTGCGCCCCGCTGCGTTGTATTCCTCTAATTTCGGCGGCACCCCATCGCCGGGAGCCGTGGTGCTTGCAGTAAAATCCATCGGGCCAGTGCGGGTAATCTCTAACTGCCCCCCGGCTCCCGGCCACGCGGGTAACATTGCCCATAACATATGGGCGGTCCCCTGTAATTTGTCCCCGCCGACAAACCCGCCCTTAATGCTGTAGTACCACGTGCCGGGAGCCTGAGAAGACGGATTTCTCGACACGCTATTAAATGCCCCCACGGTGAACTGCACCGTTTCCCCGATTTTGATCTGCGGCATGATAATCCTCCTTATTGAAATAGTGGACTGCGGATAATGTGCCACCCGAAATAAGCAACACTAAAAAAAATAATACCCCAACCGATGTAATCGCCCCGCGAGGTGCGGGAGCGAGTGCAACGAATGGGGTTGCGTTTTGCGAAATCCTGACGTATATTTTCGTTTATCACTTGCTATACTCCTTGTGCAAGTCTGGTGGTGAGCAATCCCCCCGGTGGCCTATTCCACCGGGGGGATTTCTAATATAGCAACTAATAGGGCACAATGCAAGGGAATAGGCCCATTTAATCCCGCTTAATCCTCGTTAGTCCGCTGTTGAAAAAATGACCAGCTTTGCGGCGGCTTCGGCGTCGCGTATTGCGTCAAGAACCAAACTGCTTGGCTTGTTCAGCCCTCGCTCCCAACGGCTCACCGTAATCCATTGCACGCCCAATCGAGCGGCAAACTGCACCTGTGTTTCCCCAAGTGCCTCGCGTATCAATCTAATCTTCTGACCCTTCATATCTGGTTTGCCTCCTCAATAGCCAACGCCCTAATCCTTTTGAAGTCCTTGTCTTCGATGTCCTCAATCTCAATCTCTGTATAGCTGTCGGGCCGATACATAACAACCCGGTCAATCTCCACCTCCGCAGCGTAGCCGGGGTCATATGTTACCTCAGCAATGCTCCCGCCAATAACAACGGGACGCGCTGACGCCCCCGCCCCGGCGCTAACCTCAGCGGAGACAATCCAATCGGCGTCTGTTGTTGCCGGCTGGAAATCAAAAATTACTCTCATGCTTAATCTCTCTATAATGAAAAAAGAGACCCCCGCAACTCTCCCAAGTCGCGGGGGTGCGATGCGCTACGCGGCGAGTTCCGCGCAACATGTTACACGCACCGCCCAAGGCTCTCCCCCGAGTGCCCTGACTCTGTAAGAATAGTTGTATTGCCAACACTCCTATTTGTTATCTAGTCCTAATTCCCGCAACATATCCTCCATAGTGTGGGCTGATTTAGCGTTCGCGTCCTCGCCCCTGTCTCTGCCCTCAAGGGCGTCCCCGTACATAGCGCGAAATAAGACCGCGATGGCGCGGTCTGCCTCGTCTTCGCCAATCTCCTGCGCCATTTTATTGCGTAAAGCGTGCGCTTGATTCACCGCATGTAACAACTCGTACACGTGGGGGTGTTCGTCAAATAACCCCGACAACATATAAGCGTAATCCAAATCACCCCCCTTCATATAACAACGGGTATGGTCCCCGTCGTCCATAATCAAGATATATTGCTTTGCGCCCTCAATATGACGGAAAATTTCTTGTAAGTCGTGCGCGTCCATAGTGGGCCTCCTTATGAGTCCGTGTTTAAAAGTGGTTGCAAGAGAGCAAGTCTGCTCTGTACGTCTCTGACTTGCACTAAGGTTTCGCCAGAAATTTTTACAAAAAAATACAAAACGAATTTTCTGGCATTTCATTGAGGTATTGTATTCGTTCCCGGATGTACAATCCATCAACTGACTGCCGCTCCTCGTAGAGATAGCTGTAGGGAGAGTCCTCAGACTGTAGCCCCGCGATTTCCATTTCAATTTCACGGGCCACATCTGGATAGTTGCCTTTTTCATCGGCACTCTGCTGAGCTATTACCCTTGCAGCGATTTCATATCGGGTTGGGCTGCTGTTTATGTTATTGATTGTAGTTCTCCTTAATTGGTGCGCCGGGGGCCTATTCCCCCGGCGCGGTGTGTGTTAGTGTCCGATCAAAAAATTGCGTTGCTCTGTGGGGATTACAAAATACTGCTCGCCCAAATCCTCCATATTGCCGAATGCCTCGCCTTCTTCTTCGTTAAAAGTGGCAAGGTCAACATACTCGGTAAACTCGCAGCACAACGCAATTACGTCTAATTCGTGTGGCTCGGGCAATTCGTCCAACCAGTTAAACAATGCCTCAAGGGCAATCCAAGAAAATTGTTTTCCCCGTCCCATGCGCTCAAACTCCCCCGCAAACTCCTGCGGGGAAGTTATCGTGTTGATAACAGCCATTAGTATGCCCCCCCTGTTGTGCGAAACTGTGTGTGAAAATCCCACCCCTTGGGCGTCCCATCGTTTTCAAATAGCGCGGGGAATACCCGCCCACCAATATTGTCCCCCACTCCGTCCTCGAAACACCCCTCGCACAAGGTCAACTCCTCGACCTTGACGCCCTCGCCCTCTATTTCTGCGTGGCATGCGTGACAATCCATTGTTCCACTCTCCCTATTCTGTCGGGGGCCTATTCCCTCGACACCTCCAATATACGGCAGCGAATGTGACATGTCAAGTGCTAAGTGTAGGGCCAATCAATTTTTTGCAATCCAATCAATCCAATCCAATCAATCCAATCCAATCAATCTAATCCAATCAATCCAATCCAATCAATCTAATCAATCTAATCTAATCGACTCCCACCCC